CAAAAACAATAGGGCTCCCCCAGGGAAGTCCCACTGGAGTGACCGCAATGACAATCTCTGTTCTGACCCCGAACAGCAGCCTCGCCGAGGTTGTAAGCGCTGAAAAAGCGCTGATCCGCAAAGTCGCCTGGCGCCTGATGCCGCTGATCATGGTCTGCTACCTGTTCGCGTTCTTTGACCGCATCAACATCAGCTTCGCCAAATTCCAGCTGCAAACCGACCTGAGCCTGAGCGACACCGCGTACGGTCGGGCGTACAAAGTGCAGCTTCACAATCCGCGTCATGATGGCTTCGGACGCGATGACCGGAGCGTTCTGGCTGATCGCGATCGTGCCCCGGAAAGGTGGCTCATAGGTTTCGTTGCCGGCAGTCTTGACGCCCTTGGTCGCCAGCGTGCCGCCGCCGAAATAGTCCTTTAATTCGTCCCATTCGAAGTTTTTGGCGTGCGACTTGTCATCGCCGCTCCGATCGGACTCCAGGAGCACGACCGGCATACCGGACACCTGACCCATCAGCCGGCTGCGGCCGGCCTTGGTCGATTTGGAAGGGTCAAAGCCCTCGTAACCGGCACGGCCCAGTAGTTTCCACAGCAGGTTGAGCAGCGTGGTTTTACCGGCACCGGCCTCGCCCGTCGCTTCCAGAAAAGGGAATGATTGATAGCGAGCACGGATCTGCTCGGCGAACAGCGATCCAAACCAGAACGTCAGTGCAACCACGCCCTGGGCGCCGAAACACGTCCACAGCAGTTTTGCCCAGCTGTCGTTATATTCCTTCGGGTCCTTCTGAATACGGACCGGTACCGCTTTCTGCAGGGTTTTCAAGCGCAGTTTCCCGAACTCGAAAAATTCCTCGTCATTGACGTCGACAACCTGGCCGTCCTTCACCGCCAGATCGCCGTACACATAGCAGCCGTATTCTTTGCTGTAGCCGACGAAGTCGATGGTCTGGACCGTTTTGATCGCAAACAACTGGTCTTTCATGATCTTGTCGAGCTGCTGGCCACTGCCAGTGAACACAGCACCCGCCGCCATACCGAGCAGGCGCTTTTTGAACTCGCTCGCCGCTGCGACCTGGCCACCTGTAAAGGTGTTCTTGACTGATAAGCCGTCATGCGGGAAATCGACCCGGAAGAAGTACCAGGACTCGTCGGTGATCTCGTTGCGCTGGAAATACAGTGCTTGTGGGTAGCAGTTGGCGATCTCTACCACGCAGCCAGACATGCGCAGCGCTTTCTCGCGCATCGCTTTCTGATTCAGCAACTGCTCTTCGTGGTTTTCGCTTGTCTCCAGCGCCTGCATAGCGCTGTTGAATTTGCTGATGTCCAGTTTCCACCAGTACAGGCGGGACTCGAAGCCGAAGTGGAATTCTTCGCGCTCACGCCAGTTGTACATCAGCAAAGCTTTCTCCGACGCGCTCTCCGCGATCAGCAAAGCGCCGTGATGACGGGCTTCTTCGAGATCAGCCTGCATCTTTTGCTGCCGATCGGCTTCATCACCAATGAACGCCCAGCGCTGATGCAGGTCGTTCCAGTCCACCTTGCGCGCATCACGCTGGGGGATCTGCGCCGCCGTGCATTCAAAGCCCAGAGCGCGAGCCATCGTGACCCATTTGCGCGTGTAACGGTGCGCACCAGGTTCGTTGTCCAGGGCCCATACAAGCTTTGGAAGATTGCCTGGGCGGGCGGCAACCAGCGCTTTCAGAGAGGCTTCCGGGAAAGCGTTAGACGACATCGCTGCGACGGAGTCGATGCCGTTGTGCTGCAGTGCGATCGAGTCAAAGATGCCCTCGACAATCCACAGCTCGCTGGTCTTTGTGAGGTCGACGTGGGGTGAGCACCACCAGTAACCCCGGTATGACTCTTTTGGTTTGAACCGCGCTTTCTTCTTGCCGAACCGGTGTGGCCGATCGATTAGGCGTTCCCAGTATCCACCGCGTTCCAACGCGAAGCGGACGGTCGCGGAGCCTATTTCCAGATCGCGGTCGTAGTAACTCTCCTGGGTAAACAGCCCCGTGACCAGCTCGATATTGAAACCGCGAGCGAATTCCAGATAGGCGCGTGCAGTAGCGGCCGGCTGATCATCAGTCGCGGGCGCACGCTTGAGGGTGTAGGTCAGCTCTGGCGTCAGCTCAGGCCGTCCTCGGGCGAGTGTGTAACTCAGCGTGGCGGTCCCACGCTGCAGTCGATTCCATTCGGCGCGCGCCGCGACCAGAGCGCTCTTCTGATCGGTGTAGGAGTGCCGCAGATCCTTGATGTTTTCCCCACCACCCGAGATCGCGCTTTTTTTCTCAGCACTGTTCACGTCGTAATAAAACGCGCGCACTCCCGTGTACACGGCCCGTCACTACGCCTTCACGCGCGCGTGGCGTCAGCATCGCCGCCATGACGACAACCGAAGCCACACCCATCCGCGATAACCGTCGCCAGGCCAAGTTCCTTTACTGGACAGGCCTGCGGATCTGCGCGATCGCGGAAATGCTGGGCGAGAAAGAAAAGACCGTTCACGCCTGGAAGACACGGGACGAATGGGACAAGCGCCGCAACAGAAACCAGCATAACAGCCCCGCAATCGAGCCCCCGATCACTGGTGAATTACTACCGGCATCCGGCGGCAAGATGGAGGCGTTCACATTTGGTGACCCTACACCTGTGCTCGATGAGCGCGGAATTCTGGACTATTTGGAGTGCTGGCTGAATGGCCGGTGGTATGAGCCGCCCATGTCCCTGGACGGCCTGGCTAAGTCATCTCGCGCGAGCGTCTTCCTGCAGTCGGGGCTGAACTTCAAACGCAACATGCTGGCCCGCACCTTCATCCCTCATAAGTTGCTGACGCGACAGGCTTTTGAGCAGTATGCCCTCGACTTCCTGTGGTGCGGGAACGGGTATCTGGAAAAGCGCGACAACATGCTGCGCACCACGCTTGGCCTGCAGCCTGCTCTGGGCAAATACATGCGGCGCGGCGTGGACATGGACACCTACTACCAGGTGCGTGGTTGGAGCGATGAGCACGAGTTCAAGAAGGGGACCGTATTTCATCAGCGTGAGGCAGACATTAACCAGGAGATCTACGGACTGCCTGAGTGGTTGCCGGCGCTGCAAAGCGCGTTGCTCAACGAGTCCGCCACGCTGTTCCGGCGCAAATACTACAACAACGGCAGCCACGCCGGTTTCATCATGTACATGACGGATACCGCCCAGAACGAAACCGACGTCGGTGCCCTTCGTAATGCGCTGAAGTCTGCCAAGGGCCCCGGCAACTTCCGCAACCTGTTCATGTACGCGCCTGGCGGCAAGAAGGACGGCATTCAGCTGATCCCCGTTAGCGAGGTCGCGGCGAAGGATGAATTCGGTTCGATCAAGAACATCAGTCGCGACGACATGCTCGCGGCGCTACGCATCCCGCCTCAGCTGATGGGCATTGTCCCGCAGAACGCCGGCGGGTTCGGCTCGATCAAGGAGGCGGCGCAGATCTGGGCGATGAACGAGTTGGAGCCGATCCAGGCCCGTATGCAGCAACTCAATGAATGGTTGGGCGAGGAAGTTGTTCGCTTTCTGCCGTCAGTCGATTAGATCCTGCTCTACTGTCCTGCTAGCGGTCCAGCAGGGTCAATTGAAATCATCGATCGCCTTCAAGAGTTTCGGCACATCAGTGTATGGGCTGAGGTGATGTGGGCGATTTCTGCCTGGCCGTGCAGAAGCTATCGCCGCTGAATTCAGCTTTTCTGCCCGTTTGCACGCGTCGCCTACTCTGCCGGCTAACAAGGTATATATTGAGGTATATGCCTTCTCATAGTCTTTACCAGTCTCCCTTCTAAAAATAGCTTTGAGCTGGCTATCTCTAATCAGGTCGTTGTAGCAAGGGTAAGCTGCACTGCTGTCGCTGAAGTGCATTAATATCCACTGCTCAAAACATATGTTTGATAAGGCAATGTTGATGTTGTTATTTCTCGCCATAACGAATGCCCGATCATGTAAGTCATCAGGATACTTTGCCACGGCCTCCCGATCATAGACAACCCAAAATTCGTCTCCTTTCGGCGTCGCCGGGCTCCGCATATGCTCTATGGCGACCTCTACCAATTGTACAGGCGTGTTTTTCCTGGTTGGCTCTATCGTTATAACACTGCGCAAGCTGCCATCTTTAATTTCCGCTAAGTAGCCATTTAGGTAATTAGGCTCAGTTTTTTCGCCTTCGCAATAAATATGCATTTTTTTGGGGAGTTTTCGGATGGGTCTATTCCGTGACTTCGGCATCGTAGTCCTCCTGCGCTGCGTAGTCCTGAGTAGGGTAAACCCGTTCTATCGCCAGAAGCTCCGCTATCTCATTATAGTTGATGTTTGGAAGCGCACCAAACCTTCCTTCATCGTACCAATGACTGTAAGGGCTGTTTGACTTGACGGTGGTTTTGTCAAATTCGTCCAAAGAGTAGAGCCTCGAGGCTCCGTTTACTTTCTCCGTGAACCAAACCTGATCCCTCCGCATTAGGCTCGGCGACATCAGGTTGATGTCATGCGTGGTAAAGATCAGCTGTGCATTTGATTTGTTGACCGCTGGATCGTTAAAAAGCTTAATGATCAGCTCCCCTACATGGGGGTGAAAACTATTGTCTAATTCGTCCATTACCAAGACTGAACCGCCAGCAAATGCAGCAACAAGAATGGGAAGAAACTGGAAGAGTTTTTGTGTTCCGTCTGATTCTTGGCTCAGCTGAAAGTTGACACTTCCGCCGCCTTCTTTGGCGTGTGCGAATAAATAATCGAACTTGTAGCGCTTCATCAGCTCCTCTTTCAAGTCGTCAGGGAGTCCTGCCGACATGTTCTCGAGCAACTGATCGATCTTCTTTTCTTTCTTGGTAATGCCCGTGATTCCAGTGTCTATATTTGAGAGCAGTTTGCTGACGTGTGACAAAAGCTCCGCGTTCTCATAAAACAGGTTGTAGTTTGGTTTGTGGTCAAGCCCAGAATGAAATATATTTCTAAAGTAGGCGTAAACTGACCTGATTAATTCCGATCCAGCAGCGTTATTTCCGGCTTTTGATAGGTAGCTGTTGTTTTTAAAAAATGGAATTCTTTTGTTTCGGCCTTTATAATGGCCTCCAAAAGAAATGCTTTCCCAAGTATCGCCCTCTTCCCGTTTGAATAGGTTGGCCTTAACTCTTGACGGGTAGAAGTCTAGACTTTCAGATATGATTTCTTTCCTGGTATATGAGACGGCATATAGATAGCGCAAGTTGTCGCTATTGAGAAATTCCACCTCTAAGCTAATCGGTGCCCTCGAAGTTTCGTCAGACAAACGATACGGCTCATAGCAGGGAATGGTCTCGCCCTCTTTCAAATCTCCTGAGTCGTCCACGATCCATTGCAACGCTCTAAAGGCCAGTAGCAAATTTGATTTGCCAGAAGCATTGGCACCGTAGATACCCGCCGTCTTAAGAATATTGACCTTGTCATTGTCCGTGCGGGCGATATTCGCGAGAAGGTTGGCTTTGGGATTTTCAACGTTCATGCTGAACAGTTGTTCATCCTTAAGAGATCTGAAGTTCTTGACGGTGAGGTCAATAATCACGGGGCGTTCTCGTTGATGTCTTCGGTGTCTTTTTGGCAGATTTCGTCAGAAAAAGCCTCTAGAAACGATTAGACACGCTCGCAGATGAAAATCCAAGAGATTTCACCGCAGAGGTATTGGCTTGGCAGTCGTTGGTTGGGGGGTGAAGGGCCGAAACCCTTACCCCCGCGTTACCTAGACAGTAAGGGCATTCGCTTTCAGGGGGCGTCTATGCGTGCCGGCCTCCTGAACACCCAGCACTTGGTCGTCGTCTTTCGGATGATGCTGTCCACCGCTTTCAATCCCAGAAATTGAGGGTCGCTGCAGCGCTTCAGCGCGGTTGTAATATCAGCGCCGATAAATGTCCGAATGCCGTTCGCTGCAAACAGTTCAGCCAAGTGCGGCATGTTCAGGCCAATCAGTTGCTGATCCTTGGAGTGGTTGTATGCGATGCCCTTGCTGTCCAACTGTCGCAATGCTGCCCAGAAATCAGCGACGACGTCCGCTGGCGGCAGTTCGACGGTGCCGATGGCCTCCAGATCCGGGACAGGCACACCCATGGCGTTCGACAGGCTGGTGATCTCCACCGACAACAAATCGCGCATTGAGCGGTTGCGAGCTCGCAGCAGCTCCTTCAGTAGCGCCAAGCGATGCTTGGATATGCTGATCTGTTGCGCGATGGTGATTGCTCCTGGTCGAACAGCGGCACCCTTGGTCCAGTACTTCCAGAGCACCTCGTCGCACTCTTCCTGGTACTGGATGATCTTGTCGCGCAGCTCGGGCGCCACTTTGTTCGGGCTAATCGTGTAGAGCCAGGCCGCGAGCTTTCGCAATGGTAGGCAGATCATCTCCCGCAGTTTTCCGTCATCCGCAACTACCGTCATTTTGACGGTAGTTGAATCGAACCTATCGGACAGCTTGCGAAGCTGCGTTTCCCAATCCAGACCCACGTTGGCCACGATCGGCTTCATCGCTACAAACGGCTCGTTCTCTTTGCCCACCATCACAACGTTGTCACCGTGAAACGGTACAGCCATTAATTCAGTGTTCATTCACCGCATCCTTCATGGAATTAACTATTTCGATTTCCGAAACAGCTGGGCTGCTTGAGGTAATCACCGTGGCTGGTGACCAGCTGCAGATCGCAGCACGTTATTGAGGCTTTCGCAGATCCCGTCGAGGAAACCGGCCAGCATCTGCGGCTGATAAAGCCCAGGCGCATCCGCTTGCTGTGCCAGCGCGTGCACCATGGCGAGCGAGTCGCGCACCCGTTCCAGGTCAAACAGATCGTCGTCAGTGAGAGAGTGAGGCCTTCTCATTGCGCACCACCTTGCGCTTCCAGAACGCGTGCCTGGTGCATGTGATGGTTGTAACGCTTGATGCGAGTGGGGAGGGAGGAGTCTGCATGCAGTGCAGCAAGCGCCATGCGGCGGTGAGCATATGCACGGATTTTGGACGGAATGAGGGCGGTCATTGTTAATGCTCCTGTATCAGTTGGAGCTGCCGCCAACGTCGCCAAACGAAGGGTGGCAGCTGTGCGCAGGTTGGCGAACCGGAGATACAGGAACCCGGCAGACCCGAGGGTCTCCCACGCACAGCCGCCATAACACATATCAGCGGGCACAAAAAAAGCGCCTGCAGATTGGATGGTGGCGCTGTTGCGCCTGTAATCATTCGGGTCGCCAAACCCGGTCGCTGAATTGGCAGCGACGGCACCAATATATCTGCTTAGAGATATAAATCAAGACACGTAGCAATACGAATGCGCTGGCAGTTGTGTCGATCTCCGACACGACTGGTACGAATCAATGGGGAGGCGGAGAAGGTATCACGATGTTTGTGATATCTCGGTTTGGCGAATGGCGAGCGGGCTGAGCTCAATCTGTGGCGTTGGCAAGCCCAGTGCGTCGTTCACCTGGCGCAGCTGATTGTGCAGACCATGGCGTTCAAAGCTTCCCGTCGCGGCATCCAGCAGCTTGGCGAGGTTGCGGCCTTGCTCCTGCAGGATGAGTAGCTGCTTGATGTTGATGCCGTCGCGAGCGGTGCGCGTGACCCCTGGAAGGGGCAGGATACGGGCGGCGCGCTCTTCCAGAATCGTAATGAGCTGCTTTTCACGCTCGATGAAGTAGCGGCGAACTTGGCGGCCGATGTCGCTGTTCTCGATCATGGCCAGCTCTTTGGCCATGTCCAGGGTGAGCAGGTAGTCGGTGGATCGGCGATCGCCACCCCACTGAGGGGGCAGGGTGGCGCCCTCATGCTCCGAGGAGGAAGCTTGCACACCCTCTCCGGAATCTTGATTCCCCAAATCGGGGGGATCAAGTTGACTTCTTTGCGCGGTAACGATGAAAAAATCACTGCTCTCCTCGAAGCCGTAGGTGTCGATCCGCCCCTTGATCCAACTGGAGAAGTCACGGCCTACCTGTAGAAACGCATGCAGGTCGCGGGCACTGCAACGGAGCTGGCTGGAACTTGATGTGGTGGGGGCGACGTTCGTGATGAGGGCAGTGAGGCTCATGTTCTGTCCATGCTGAATGGGCTATCCGCACTATAAAACAGTCGGGTACTGAGACGAAGATATGTCGCCCGACCGCTTAAAAAAACCCATCACATCTTACCTCTGGCCCACCTTGCAAGCAAGCTGAAGCAGTCCCGCAGCCCGCATATAACGGGGCCTCCAGCCGATATCGGGTGGTCTAATGCGCCGGGTCTGGGCCGAGCGAGGCGGCCGCTCGACGGGGGAGTTGGCGTGCCACAAAAAGCACCAAAAGAGTGCGCGGGTGAGTGGCGTGCTACAGCTCCACTTGGCGCGCGCCGTCGTCCCCCCGCCACGCCTGCGGGCTAAATTGGTCTTATTTTCTGCACCCCTGCAACAAGCTCTCCACAGCCCCCGCCGGGCCTCTCCTGTGCGATAGGGGGGGCCGGAAAACCCTGCAAATCCCTGCACCGGGCCCCTTGTTTTAAGAGCGCTCACAGAGCTTTGTAAGCGGTCCAATTCTCAGGTCACCCACGGGAAACAAGTAATTTAGGTATGAGGCGGTTTGAGATCGGCTGTAGCCCACGCGCGATGCGGTGCTGGGCACTTACTTAGCACTAGCTTTTTTGAGTAAGGGGGAGAGTAATTTTTTCGTAACTCACTGATTTATAACGATATTTGGTTCTGTGTTTCTGACCCTACCAAAAAGTAAGTTCATTACTATATCTGACTATTAAACTAACCCTATCCAATATGCTGTAGCCCTTGATTTGTAAGGGCTGGACGGGATCGAAACGGAAACTTACCTAAAATACTGGTTTCCCATGGGTCAACATGAAAACAGAACCGGTAAAGGGGGAGGGCGGCTGGCATTGTCTCGCTCTCGTAACTGCGCGCTTACACGCAAACTGTCACCAGAACTGTCACCAACATCGCTTGGGCTCACGCTGACACGCCTGAAACCCTTGAAAAGACTGGAGCGGGTGAAGGGAATCGAACCCTCGTTATCAGCTTGGGAAGCTGTTGCTGATTAAGGCTTTCTTCGCCCAGGTTCGTTAGCTTCCCAATCCGATAAATTCGACCTATTGCTCACCACTTACGCGGTGAGTCAATTTTCCGAGCGCCTTGGTATTGGGGTTCCGGCGCTTCTGGAATCGATGAGCCCGCTATTTCCAAAATCATTGGGACCAAGCCGCGATTCTGGAAGATTGTGTGGTCTTTGCCCCAGTGAACTGAGAAGAGTCGAGGCTGATAACCGTTGGGTAGTGTTTCGCCCCAAGCATTTACGGTGGTGGTACCTGCGGCTGTATATACGATGATCCAATCGCCAGGGTAAGCCAGCCCATGACCAAGCCATAGCAACTGGTCTCGCACCGGAACGGTTGACCCATCGTAATTTCGAGCGCCGACTACTACGCAGATCTTTGAAAGATCGCAATAATCCCTGACGTAGATACCAAAACGCTCTTGGTTAGGAACCCCCGCGTCAACGACGTCATAGACCTGAAGACGTTCCACACTGTCCACTGGTGTCATTTCACGCCTCGCTTCGGGATGAAGTTCATAAGTAGCAGTAGCGCGCCCAGCCCACCGACCAAGACAGCTAGGGGTGTCAAATTGGCTTTGTATAGGTCGATTGCTATCGACACGGCTACAGGGCTTAGGAAAATGCAAACTTTCTGAATATTATTCGCTCTGTGGCCTTCGCCTAGCTGTGCTTCCAGCTTTACGATATCGATCTCTTTGCTGTGAAGCTGTGCAGTCAGCGCATTCACCGTTTTTTGCAGCTCAGTGACCTGCTGCTTGGCGGTTTCTTTTTCGTGAGAGAGGTTGTTGATCATTGCCCCAATCATGGGGGCATTCAGGTCGCCACCGAAGCGACTAGGGCGATCAGCAACCAATCCCAAAAATGCGCGCTCTAGAAACTGGCCCTCAAGGGGTGGGGCTGCATCAGTTTTTAAGTCTGCTGTAGAGCCTGCTAATTGTCCGCCATCTACGCCGCTCTCAGTCGGGGTAGGTGCAGCAATATCTTCGGATAAAGCTTGTCGATCCATCGCGCTTATCTCTACGGAATGTCACAGATACTGAGGTTGTTACGTCCGTTGTTACGTATTCCAGATAAACGAAAGGCCTGCATCGCTGCAAGCCTTTGTTTTGTATGGTGCCGGCACCAGGAGTCGAACCCGGGACCTACTGATTACAAGTCAGTTGCTCTACCAACTGAGCTATACCGGCGTTGTGGGCGCTGATTATAGGGATTTGGTTTGTCGAGTAAAGCCCTAATTTCACTTTTTTTACGGGGCTTATGTCGGAACGCGATGACCGTTATTCACAATGGGTCCATCGAAAGGACGAAGAATCGCGATTTTGTGGAACGGTTC